ACGGATCCGGACGTCTTCGGCCGGGCCTTGACGCTCTGATGCTTGGACCAATCACCCGCCAACGTCGCGTGTAGCCAATCCGCTTGGATGGCCCACGTCTGACCCCGAACTTCACGCCAAAGTAAAAGATTCACGATTATTCCTCCCAGCCTTCGACGCAGGCTGTTACGCGTTCCACGAAAGTTCCGGGCGGCCCATCGGTACAGGCCAGCAACGCCACCCGGTGGGGATGATCCTCGGTGTAATGCCGGTCCAGCCACCCTAGAAATGATTCACCGCGATCCTGTCGTTTAGCCGCCACCACGATCTTTTGCTTCTCGCGCTCGAACGCTAGATGCGATTTAACCGCTATTTGCACCCGAGACCCTAGGGTCTCGATGTCGTGTTTTATCTCGAGACGGTCGCTACGTAACGACATCACGGTATCTTCGTTATTGGACACCACCGCCTGAACCATCCTCGAGATATTCTCTTGGAATTCCTTAGCGGCCGTATCGGGCACCAGTTCTGGCTCCTGGCCCACGGGTACGGTATTCAGCGGAACCCGATGCTCCTCGCCCTGGCCACCCGGCAACGGGTTCATATTTTCTTTGCCGCGTACTTCGTCGATCGAGAAGTAGCCCCAACCAAGCCCCGACTCATAAAACGCCTTGCGGGACATGACGTCACCGCGAAGCAGACCGTCAACCAAGAACTCGAAAAACAAATCGCCACGTTCACCGGGAAGCAGTAACTTGCGGTTCAGCGTCGTTTCCCATCGTCTCAGCCATGGTGTCAAACTGTATTGCACGAAGTCCAACGCCTGTTGCTCCACGTTCGAGAACGTCGCCCGGTCCAAATCCGCCAACATGTGCGGCGGGATCCTAAACCACCTCGCGATTTCATTGACGCTGAACCGCCTCGATTCGATGAACTGCGAATCTTCATTCGTCATCGAGATCGGCTGATATTCCATCTGCCCATGAAGAATGGCGATACTACTTTGCTTATCACCGCCGTGCTGCTCCTCCCAAGAATTTCGCAATGCGTTGCGGGCCTCTTTATCCAGCTTTGGCCCCGGCACTTTCAACGCCCCGTCGGGCCTGGCCCCATTACCGAAATAACTAGCCGCATGTTTCTCCGTGGCTTGCGCGCCACCGAACGATTGCCTTGCGTGCTTAACCACGCTCATGCCTAGCACGCCATCGAACGACAAGCCAGGAACGTGCAACATCTCTTCGGCCGGCAACTCCTCGCCAAGTTGCTCAACCTTGTATAACAACGGGCCATCCGCCTCGGGCCGCTCCACCCTGACGGACGAGGGCAACCGTGTTTCCAATCCGACCACCGAACCATTGCCCCGGATAATGCGAGCGAATGCGTTCCCCCAAAGCAACAGGTGATGTTGCCCGGTCTCGAAAAACGTAAACGCGGATTGCTCGTCGTTCGGCGAATCGTGAACCAGAAAGAACCGATCATCGTCGCGGGCGCGTTCCTTTCCCGTTCCGGTTCGGCGATACAACAGACAAGGCAACGTGGCGAGCGTTTCGGACAACACTCGCACGGCACACCAGACGGCCGCATAATTCAGCGCCGATGATTCCGTGACATCGACACCAGACAGATTTTCCTTGGGGTTCTGCCACCCGATCACTCCGGCGGCCGGGTGGCCCGTCTGCTGGATAGTCGCGGCACGCTCCGGTAGGAACGTGTTAATTAGTGTTGTCGTCAGACTCATTTCGCACCGCCCGTGCGTATATAATCCCGGCCAGTAGCAACCCACCAAGCGAAGTCAATGCCACGCCCGGCGATAGCCACCACAGCCCAGTCGTTATTAATGCCAGCGATCCAAAGCCGGCGATTGTGTGTATCGTGTCACGCGTCACCAAACTGAACTTCCCACGGATTTCCTGAATCTGGCCAAATTGTCTGCCATTTCCCATCCACGAAACGCCAATCCAAATCCTTAACTTCGTCTGGCAGCTCGACCTTGCCCGCTAACCACAGATCCCATTGCGCCCTCAGCCATACAACCGCAAGCAATTCAAATGATCGCAACTCATCTACAGCGGTAGAATGAACTCTTCGACGACTATCCGACGTTAAAGAGTCAACGTAAAAACAACTGCCATCGACATCAATGCGACCGGTTACCACGACACAATAGCTCAAATACCATTCCCACCTAGTCTTTATTCCGTCCATCTCTGATGTCAAAGCCCGAAGCTTTAATTGGGCTGCATTCATACCCCCAGCTCCTCGGCTGTCCATTCGGTTTCCCGTTCCGCGAACAGGCATTCACTAAACGCCATCAGAATTGCCACCATCGCGTCAATCTTGTATTCTCGTGACGACTTGTCGGGCATCCATTCATCTTTCGCGTTCGGCTTTATCCGCAAGTTGTCGGCTTGCCAACGAGTACATCGGTTCCCGTCGGCAGTAACCTGCCCACCTTTCAGCGCCTTGACGAAATTACGTATCGGCTCGTTGTAAAAATGTGCCGCCTGCGTGAACTCAAATGGCACGTCCTCGCCCAACTCGGCCACGAGATTCTGCCCCATCTGCTTGGCAAAGTGCGGATCAAACGCCCATGTCGTCACGCCGTATAATCGACTTGCCTCAAGGATGTCCGCCTGCAATACGTTAAAGTCCACCGAGTCGCCAGGGTGCTCGATCAATTCGCCGCTCGCGATCCATTCGGCGAACTGCGGCGACTTAAGATACTTCGGCCGCTCGGCACAACAATACGTCTTCGCCGTCACTTCGTACTTGCCGCCATTGTCCCATACGATCGCCCACGCCGCGAAGTCATCGCTACGTCCTAGGTCGATGCCGCCATGCGCCGTGCCCATCTGGGATAAGTCCCCCTCGGCCGCCCGCCACAACGCGGCATCGATCGGCTTGTTGTGCGCTTCGACCCGTACATTGCAGTGATATCGCAAGAACTTCTGCCGCTCGATCGGATCGTCTTTCGCTTCGTTCCGTTGCTGAACTAGGTACTCATGCTTCGGAGTTACCGGATAGTTCGGGTTCGCCTTGGGCCAAACCGCCTCGTCGAATGGGTCGTCTTGTTCATCGATACGAGCAACGAATCCAAAATGGTTGTCCGATACAATCTCGCCGGATGTCACAGCATCCAGCACCCGACAATAATAACCATCGAGCCGTTGCCAGATTTCGGAATCGTCACTGCCAGCCGTCGTGATAATCACAATCAGCTCTTGTCGTCGCGAACCGCCCGCCGTCGTCATCTTGTCGTAAAGTTCCGCGTGTCGTTTCTGCCACGCATGCAGCTCGTCCAAAATCGCGCCGTGTAGATCGAAACCGTCGCTTGTCTTGGAGTCACTGCCCACGGGCTTGATCGTCGAGTTCGGCTGCAAGATATCATGAGGCGGAACAACCAGGGCACGCTTGTATGTTTCGAGCCGGCCCGCCAAGACCGGCGACTGAGCTACCATCCGGCAGCATTGGCGAAACGTTAAATCACGGGCCTGGTCTTCCTTGGTCGCGCAAATGTAAATTTCCGCGCCCGGTTCCGCCGGCACATCGCAAGTTCCTAACTTCAGCGCGAAGCCCGAAGCAAATTCGGTCTTACCCCACTTCCTACCGCACGTCATATACACGCGGGAGAACCGCCGGTACCCACTCTCGATTCGCCGCCACCCAAACACGCACCCGACAATGAATCGCTGTGAGTCCGACAACATAAACGGCTTGCCTGCCCATTCGCCCTTGGAATGCCGCAAGTGTTTCTCGAAGAACTCAATAGCTTCGGCTGCGTGGCCCCACGAGAATTGATAACCCCGATCCTTCGCGCGTACCTCATCGTCGAGTTGCCGCTGGCAAGCCAAACGGACGTACCTACCAGCCACCACCTCACCCGACAATACATCGTCGATGTAGCCATAGAATTTCGCCTTGGGATGATCGGATTTGGAAATCAACCTAAGTGCCTTTCCCGCATTTCGATCAATGGATCTATCAACGCTGCTTTCACGACACTTACCCTGCTCCGACTCGACGGTGACAAACCAAGTTCCGCCTGCAACTTCATCAGTCGGTCGGAATACTTATGCAACTCGGCCGAGAACGGATTACGCTCGACCGCCACCTCATTGCCCTTCGTATTCTTCACGATCACCTGCCCAGTTTTTTTTACGTTGTCCACTGCGGCCGACCAGTTCGCATACGTGACACAATACAACTCGAGAACATCCCGATCCGCACTAGTCAATACCTGCATGTAATCCAGCAGTGTGGTTACCTCCGTCCACTTCTTCGCGGCAACACCGGTAAGCTTCCGTGGTTTAGTCGGCTTCGTCTTCGGTGGTTTCGGTTCGGCTTTGTTCGCCCGATTCGGGTCATGGTCAAGCGAGCCGTTCATCACTTTCAAACGGGTAGGCTTTGGCTTTCTTCCACGTCGCATCGCTCCGCCTTTTTACCGGTTAGGTTTTCCCACCGCTTAACAATTACATCGCAATACGCTGGACTAATCTCCAGACCGAAACACCTACGCCCTAGTTGGGCCGCCGCAATTAGCGTCGTGCCGCTTCCGAGGAAGGGATCTAATACGCTCGCCGCCGTATGGTTTTTCAATGCGTTGGCCGCCAAAGCTACCGGCTTCTGCGTCGGATGCAAATCATTGGTGGCATCTCGCTTGAACTCCCAAAGCGTGCAAGCATCGCTTGGCCCGGTCCACCGCAAGTTTGCCCTAGGGGGTTTGAAGTACAAACACGATTCGTGCCGTTGCTTGTACTGAGAATTCATCGCTGCGTATGTCGCATTCGTCTTGTGCCAGATGAGCAACGCCGAGACTACTCCGCCGCAATCGTCAACAGCCTTGTAAACAGGCAACGCCTTGCTGTCCGCGAACCAAAGGTAACAAGGCCCATTGACGTGCGCGATCACCACTGGAAGAAAATCGGCATAAATACTTTGCGTATCGCCCTGCAATGCTTCTCGCTTCCGAACGATTCTGACGTTTCCGGAATGAAAATGCCCTCCCTCGTAGTTCACTCCGTATGGCGGGTCCGCAAACATCATTTCGGCGGTTTCGCCGCGCATTAGTCGCTCAACATCCTCCGCATTCGTCGAATCCCCGCACAACAACCGATGCTCGCCCAGCAACCACAGGTCGCCGGCCTTCGTCACCGGGTCAGCCGGCGGTTCTGGAACTTCGTCCTCTTCAATCACCGGTGACGGGTCCGGCACTAGGTCCGTCAGCATCGCCTGTAACGCGTCGTTGGCGACGGGCATATCGGAGACCAACGATCGCAATGCGTCCTCGTTCGTGCCTGCCATCGCCGCCAGCGGGTCGTGAGTCGCCAGGATCTTGTCGGCTTCTGCTTCGTCGACGTCCAACACTAGGACCGGTACTTTTGCATCGGGTGCCGTCTCGGCCCGTAGATGGCCATCGATCAGCATCAGTCCATCCGGTGTCTCGCGAGCCAACACGGCATCCGCCCAGCCTACATCGGCCAGAATTCCACGCATGGCATCCGACTGCTCGGCCGGATGCGTCCGCCAGTTCTTCGGATTAGGCAGTAAATCGCTTGCCTTTACCCGTTTCAGTTCAATTATTCGGTCTTTAATGTGCATGCGTTTGCTGCGTAATCGTCAATTGTGCGGAAAAAGGTGCGCGGC